GATAAAACAAAATAGGAGTAACACCTTAATATGAAAGTCAAAGTGACTGCAAATTCCAAAAGAGTTTCGCAATTGTACATGGGCGTTGACCATGCCTGCTGGAGTTTCCACTCGCGCCAAAACACTGCTGTGCTTACGGAGGTATGTTAATGGAGATAGCTCAAATAGTCAGTATCCTGAAAGTCAGTGATGACGTACGAAGACGAGTGACCCTGCTTCTAGAGCGAATTGTAACAGGTTCTGATGAGGTATTTACAACGCCTTACACCAAGGAAAGATATCCTGATCAAATTCTAGATGGCTGGGACGCTGTCTATAAACGCAATAGCTCGAAAGTTAATGTAGTTCTGGATGATCTCGAAGTGACAGCAAATCGCCCCAAATTTGGATCTATGAGCAATGCTAAGCCATGGAAGGAGCGAGAGGAATCCCTAGCTGAGTCATACAAACCAGCGAAAAGCAAGAGAGGATTTGCGCCCTACTCTTTAAGTCGACCTCTGGGATTAAGACCATTGAGTGCAAACAAAGCGGTTGGCTACCTCAAAAACGATAGTAACAGTGGACTTCCTCTCATGACAAAGAAGAAGAATGTTAAAGATCTGCTAATGGGGTACACCCTTGATGATCTCTGTAATATCGTTGACGACTATCTTAACGGAAAAGGCGTTTTAGAGTTAGCATGTCTTCTGTTTACTAGAACACAGGAATTAGGCAAGACAAGGAATGTGTGGGGGTTTTCGTTTTATGCCACGCTACTAGAAATGTGCTTTTACCGTCCCCTTCTAGACATACAAGCTAAACAGACCTGGCGCAGCGCACTCGGCAAGCCTGATGCTGTATCCCTTGCCATAACTAAATTAATAGATTTTGCTATCTTGAAAGGGTTGACTATCATTTCAATCGATTTCAAGGGATTCGACAACTCTTGTAAGGCCCATTTAATTGAGCCCGCCTTTGCGACTATCATGGGTAGCTTTCAGCTACAGTTCCATAGGCACTTAGACATAATTCAGCGTTTCTGTATTTGTTGTCCGATCGTAACTCCGGACGGTACTTGGACAGGTGAACACGGTGTACCAAGTGGATCGACTTTCACCAATGAGGTTGATTCAGTAATTCAATACGGAGT